CTAAAGATTTAGGCAATCTCAATGACTCCGTAGCTCAGTTGGATAGAGCGTTTGACTACGAATCAAAAGGTCGCAGGTTCGAATCCTGCCGGGGCCACCATTGCTATTCAGACACCGCAATAATTTGCGGTGTTTTTTATTTTCTGGGGAATAAATGTCAATTTGATACGGGGAATATTTGGGGAAGATTTTAACGCCTTACCATCATAGAATTATATCTTAACAACTATCCCTGCCATAACATTATCTTGTCGTCCCGCAATCCAACCACCGATATTACCTTTGACCGGAAAACCTATCAGACCAACAGCGCCAGATTTTGACAATCCTACACCGATCTCCCAGCGTTTGGTTTTATCTACTACCGGTACTGTGATATTTAGATCAGCGTGGCTAGTTTGTGTGAGCTGCAGCTTATTTTTATCAAAAACATACTTTTCATCATCGGACTTTTGGATTGCAAAATCTTTGCCGTTTACTTTCACTGCCAGCTCCTGCTTACCAACATTTACATCAACATCCGTTTTTTCTGTACTTCCGTCCTGGTAGATATACTTAGGCACATAAACAATTTCTGTTTTAGTATCAGTTTTATATTTTACCTCTGTTTTTATCTCTGGTTCTGAAACCGAGCATATGTGCAACCACGCACGTGCACACCAACCGAGAAAAAAAGCAGCTACGCATAACAGTAATACAATAACTTTATATTTCTTTTCCACAAATATACCTCCATAAAGTAAAAGGGCATCTTAAAGATGCCCTTCATCATTTTTATTACTCCTTATGAGTTTGCGTAATCCGTTACGCCACGAGCAATAGCCTTTGCAAGCGTATCTTGTTTATCCTCCAGCAAAACAACATCGTGATCGTTATCAATAAAACCCATTTCGATAAGAATAGCCGGCATATCGGTATTTCTCAGCACAGACAAATTTTGGCGTTCCTTCAGCCCACGATCTAAAATATACGGATCAACGCTTTGTTCCGTATCAACAAGTTGCTTATGAACACAAGCAGCCAAGCGTTCAGCCTCGCTGCCAAACTTAAACACCAATGTTTCAACGCCTCTCGCATAGCCGTCAAACGCATTGCAGTGCAAACTAACGAATATATCTGCACCCCAGTCGTTAGCAGTTTTACAAACATTCGGATATACTGGAGTTTCGCCGTTTAGGTTGTCACTCTGCAGACGCATTACCTCGCATCCGGCATTTTTCAGATAATACTCAACAAGTTTTCCTACAGCCAATGCTACGTCACATTCTTTTAACCCACTATTAGGATTCACGGCACCAGAATCAACGCCAGGCATATGGCCAGGATTAATAAATACTTTCATTATTTTTCACGCTCCTTTTCAAATGGATCGGGCACTCCATTCTCGTTTTTGTCTACTAAACTCGTAGCTATAAAAGTCACAAATGCAACCATAGCCGGGCCTATAACCTCTCTTATCAGTGCCAGAAGATCAGACATAACAATCTTATCCAACCACAACCACATATACATCCACGCAGCGTAATAGGTTAGTACCAGCAAAACGACTGCAATAAAATAGCCTACAATGACAGCCATTATTTTTGGCGACATTGAGGCTACTTTATTTCTAGCACCTATTATTAAGTTTTTTATTTTTTCAAGCATAAATATCACTTATCCTTACACGAACAGTTATTACATTTGTTTTCAATCAGTAATAGCCGTTCACCAACTTCGTTAATCCTGTTATGTGCAGATTTTGCCTTCTGATCAATCTCAGCAAATTTTATCTTTAACTCTGTTGTACGTTCTTGCTCCCTATTAATAGTCTTTGCTAAAGCGTCAACAGTCTTTTGGAGGTTTTCTATCGCTGTAGACAAAGGATTTATGATCCAAATCTTAAATACAAAACCTACTATACCAAATAAAAAGCTAAAGATTGTTATTGAAGCCATTGCCATTTCAACCATCTTTGCACCGCCTAATCTAATATAATAGCGTCCAAATCCTCTTTGCTTAATGCTGCGGCTACCTCTGCCTGCTTACTCCAACCTCGCTGCTTGCAAGCGCCTACGTAGGACGATAAGTCAGCACACCATCTATATACCTGCGCTGCGTTAAGATACTGTATTGTTTTAACAGTTTCACCATCTTTATACCCCCGTACCGGGCAGCCGTCAGGATATTCATTCTTAAAACGTTCAGTGCTTACATTAAGCGCAATCCCCTGAATCGTAAGCTGCGTGTCCTTATCGCTATCATATCTTACTATCTCACCAGTGCATTCAGATATAAACCCGCCGGTAATTTTACTTTCAGTCCAAGCGTCTATCTCTGACAGCTTAATCGCTTTAAGCTCATCAATGGTAGGCACTATATATTCACGCTTAGCCTGCTTTTCCAAAAGTGTATCAATGCTATTCAAAATATCCTCACATACTGTGTTTGGATACGCTTGAAATGCTTCACCGTTTAACCAGCAAGTTTGCGTTGTTCGATTATAATCAATAGTTTGATAATTGACTTTTTCCTCATAGTCAGCAAGAAAATTTTCTTTTGTTTCTTGATATGTTTTACTATTAGCTTGTATAATGACCTGATTTTCGTTATAAATAATTAAATCTTGCATTTGTGACTTCCTCCTTATGCCGTGCGCTTCCACATAAAAACAGACAGGTACGGCTGCATAATATTATGAGCGCTGCCGCCGCCGATTGATTCAAAGGTTAATTTATGTGCGTGCGACGCATTAATACTAGACCTGCCTGGCTTTTGACTACCGGTACTAGCACCAACCCAGCCTGGAGTTCCATCGTATGTGCTCTGGGAGATTATTCCACTTGCTCCACCTAATGGTCCGCCATCATTCCATGTGACGCTCCAAAAATTTTGATAACCTGTAAGAGCAGCAGAGCTTAATGTTCCCGTAGGAGTAAATTGTGGTATTTCCCCGACAGATAACTTATGTTCGTGTTCGCCACCGGTACTGCCAGCTTTGTATTCTACTCCCCATTCTGATGTCCCCTGTGCCAGCAAAACACGTCCTGCCGGCATTGCCTCCCACGTACCGCCAAAAAGATCTGCAGGTGATGTCGAATTTACAGACATATATATACTGCCTACCGGGTAAATTAAATCAATTAACCTTTGCATTGGTACTAATGATTCTATAGCCTCTTTCGTCTTTAACGGCGTCATCGCTTTGTTATCAACTACACCAGCGATAGCTTCATCTGTTGTTGCTATACCAGTAATACCAGCTAGCCCTTCTAAGCTATCAGCAATATCTTTGGCCTTATTCGCACTGCTTTCTGCTGAGGTAGCGCTATTGGCCGCATTAGTTTCGCTTGTCTTTGCTGCTGACGCGCTGGCTGCTGCAGCTGTCTTACTGCTTTCTGCTCCCTTAGCGCTATTGGCCGCATTAGTTTCGCTTATCTTTGCTGCTGACGCGCTGGCTGCTGCAGCTGTCGCACTGCTTTCTGCTGAGGCAGCAGCATTCTCTGCACGCTCAACATATAGAATATAAGCATCTGCTGGAGGAACAGACATAGGAATAGCACCTTCCAACTCTACATCTAAGCATATTTCATTTCTTGAAATATCACTCATTATGTACCACCTCTTTTATCACCAAATTCGCTGGATAATTCAGTGTTACTTTAACATCACCTGTAATACAAACCAAATCATATACTTTACTTCCTATCGTTAAACTCTCCATTTCTTCGGCACTTATCTGAACTCTTACTTTATTATTAACAAATGTTGTATATATTTTTTTCATAAGAACATTGCTGCTATTAGCCGTATTCTTTATGCTGAATATAACGCTATCGCCGTCTTTCAGTCGATATCCATTAACAGCAAAAGTTACATCAAAAGTATCCCCTTTAGATAAAGATATTTTTTTGCCATCTATTGTCAGCATTAAATTCACCTCAATTTATATCAAATATTCAAATCATTATATTGCTCCTAATTCAACGATATTTCTTATCCCATTTCCGCCTCGGACGCCGCCACCATTTCCAGCTCCACCAGCTCCACCTGCTGCAGTTATCCTATCTGCTCCTATAACACTATATGCGACAATACAAACACGTCCCCCTCCGCCACCACCTCCTCCGCCACCATCACCAGTAGCATCGAATCCTTTCATTCCATCCACGCTCAGCAATCCACCAACTTTAACTGAAGAAGCAATAATTATAATATCACCACCACCATTACCACCATTACCACCATTACCACCATTTCGACCACCACCACCTCCTCCACCGCTGCCTCTTGCGATACAAAAATAAGAATCAATCATTACATCAGTTCTTTCTATTGTTCCCCCCGCGGCGCCTTGTCCGCCACCTCCATAACCACCAACTCCACGACCACCTACACTACTGTTTCCATCTTGACCATTCGTTCCATTCTTTTTTTCGTCACTAATATTACTACCTGAACCGCCAATTCCTCCCACAGATCCCATACCTACGGCGTTTATATTACCGTTAACAATAACCGCACCTAAACAATGTATTCGTGCATATCTGTCAACGGTAACTGTTACACCAGATTTTATAAAAACTCGGCGATATTTCTTTATCCCGCTTATTGTAGTATTATTCTCAGGTGTAAAATCTCCATCGCTACCATCGCCACGATTAAGCCACCATGACGGGAAACGATTATTCTTCACACCTGCAAGCGTTCCCATTCCGGTATAACTTACCTGAATGCTTTTACCTGCATCTGCGCTGGAAAATTCAATCAAGCCGGTATTCCAATCTTCATCACTAGTTGCATTAGTCGAATAATCCGGTCGGAATTCACCTGCTCCCGGCGTTGCAGCAACCTCAGTCAAAGCCGTTGTTGTCGGCGTACCTGTTGTTTCATTCATATAAACAACTTTCATATTACTAGGGTCTTTCTTCTGTGGCACTTCATTTAGCCGCACTACAAACGGACTAACTGCCGGAATTATATGAACTTCTGTAAAATCTACATAATTAGTAGTTCCACCGTCACCTATAAACGGATTTATCCGTATATTACTTGGAGCTGCCATATCATCACATCCTTTTCATATTATTTGACCAGCTGGGTATTAGCAGCCTGCTGTAAAAGTTCATTGTTACGGGCATTACGCTCAATATCCAGCAAATACTTTGCCGTAGGCGGATACGGAGGTTCGCCCAACTCCATAGCAAAATCAATACCCTTTTCACCACTGATCGTATATTTTAACTTGGTTATTGGATACTTACGTTCTTTTCCTTCCTTGTCAGTTATAAGTGCCTGCCCATCTGTAGATAAACGCCGTACCCAAAAAACACCGTCCGGCTTAGGATATTTCAGCTTAACACCTGTTGCTTTAGCAGAAAGAACAGGATTTTTGTATTTTGCCAATTCAGACTGTCCCCAGCGCTCAGCATCAGCAGCAGTATAAGCAGTTGGCAACGTCCACACTTCTTCAGATACACCGTATAAGTCTTGACTTTCCTTGTCCTCAACAGTTACCAGCCAGCTTTCACCATCACCGTCAATGGCAGCACCTTTGATACGCGCGTAATTTACGATCTTATCAATGCTTTGTGTCGGTTCAAATCCGTCAATATGTGGCCCTACCCAAAAACGTGCTTCCTCATTGATCTCATCCACGCGAGGCTTAAAGAAAAATTCCCGATACTCATCCACACCATAAACAAAATCTGTGGCAAACTCTGAAAGCTGTTCCAATGCTTCTTTTGCACTCACACCGTCAAAAACGATTTTCTTTATGTCATAGCCGACGTCATATATTTTGTTATCGTTGTAGACAATACCAGTCTTAGCTTCAACCTGTCTGCAAATATTCCGCACAATATCTGCGATTTCCTGATTCTCATAAGTACCAAAAATAAGCACTTTTTCCAGCTTATCAAAATAACCATAACAAGTTATTTTATAATCTGTTCCAGTACCACCGCTGTCAGGACGCGTTAAAACATGCCCGCTGTACCACGGCCGCTTATCAGCAAACAAATAAATATCAATCCGCTGTCCGTAGCTTATTTCCGCAAAACTTGGAAACTGTTTGAAATTAAGCGTTGCACTGCCACAGCCTGTTTTTATATTTTCAAACTCGATTTTATTAAACGGATTATTTTCTGTATCTCTTGAAAATATCGCTGTTTTAGTACCATCCTTGTTATAAAAAATAACCTGAACATAGTCAGGCAAATATTTTACATCCGAAGGATCAGGACCAGGTCCCGGCCCGCTCTTTTTTTTGACAGACACTGCCCAAATATAACGCCCAAAAAGTTTACTGCCAAAACGAAAATTCATGCCAGCCACCTATCCCGCCAACGAATTTTTATTGTTCCAGCTGCACCAGTAAACTTATATGTATTTTCGCCCGGTTGAGCGGTCAAGAACTGCCCACTGAAAGTATTTATCGCATTATATGCACCGCGCCTGACAGTCCCAGCCTTAGTATCTACAATAAGCGTCGCAGGTTTAGTTAAAAGTGTATCTGTAATGCGCATGCTATAACCACTTTCAATATGAGTAATAGTAATGTCATTCATCGTATTCTTCGGAATTAATTCTATTTCCAAAGGTGTTTCTATACTTCCGCTACTATATATAAACATTTCAGCTTCCTTCACAGAATCAGCATAATTAAATTCTGCTTCAGCCTCACTGTTTGCATACCTAAATGGATCAGCTAAAAGCAAAGTTATATCAACCTCACCTTTTCGACCTTTAAATCCCTTGATCCATTTTTCTTTTGTACTATACATACAGGCAATATTGTAATATCCACGATCATATCCAGCATGCAGCTGATAGTCACGCTGATACATGAGCTGATACAGATCGTTAAGCTTGGCATCGTGTTCAGCTGGCGTACTGCCTTCAATAACAAAGCCTAAAGTAATTTTTTTACCGTCAATAAAGCCATCACCTGAAATAGTGCTGCCGTGACTGTAGCCGCGCTTTTCGCTTTTAGCACGCACAGTGATATC